GTCAGTGATCGCATCCGGGTTCCTCCTGGGTAACGGTGATGGGTTCCTTCCGCCAGGAGACAACATCCCCGGGTGGCTGTCATCCGACTTCGATATCTCCCCGCAGCAATGGGATAACGGTTACCTGGTAGGGACGGAAGCGATTTACCTCGGCGGGGAAGCATCCACCGAGTGGACTGAAGATGTCTACTGTCAGATCGTTATCGAATGCACCGTCACCAAGATGACCAAGGGTGTCGCAATGGCACTCGCCCTGAGCCAACAGTGAGGCGGTCCCGGTGGTGGACCTTTCAGACGCCGCAGCGGTGGCAGTATGTGGGGTCGCTGTCAGAGCGATGATTGAGCGGGGAGTGAATCCTGAAATCGCAGCTGCATTCGGAGAGCGAGCATGTCGCCCCCTGGTTAGATCGGCAGCGAAGAAGGGCGGCCGAGCAGTGAAGAGAGTTTCCAGGAAGGCAGGCAAGAGGATGACCCGCAAGACTCAACTGGCAATCAACCGAGGTCGAAGAGCAGCCGGTCTCAAGAACATCAAGTGGAAGAGGAAGGGGCGATGATGCCGGCCAAGAAGAAAGCCACTGTCCAGGGCGGAGCAGCGAAGCGAGCACGTCGGCAGGCACGGTTGGATAGCCAGGAGAAGTGACATGGCGAAGAAAGGAAGAGTGTACACCATCCGTGGTGCATTCCCTTTCGTCGATGGCATGGCGTTCCCTGTGCTCGAGCCGCAACGGATCCCGCTCTGGAATGGATCGTGGAAGGATAATTGGGTCATCGAGGAGGTTCAAGTGATCATGCTCGGCACCGAATGGACCACGAACACGATGATGTCTCAAGACCTGTCCGCCCTGGTCATCGCCACCGAGGAGAGCGGTGCCATCTCAGACTTCTCAAGTGCAGCTAGAATCAGAGGACGCTCGTGCAGAGACAACCGTCAAGTGTGGTGGGGTTCGTACGCTTCCAACGTCACCACGCAGAACGTTCTCGACCCCGACCATCTGTTCGTTCAAGACCTGTGGATAAACGGCTGGTATGTTGACAACGACACGGGAGTTCGGTACGCGCTCAACCAGGAGATCGGTTATGTCATCAAGTTGAGAGCGACCAGGACGACCATCGAACAGACAATCCTTGCCCTCATCAAGGAACAGGCGCAAGATACGCCCGAGTGACCCCGGTCTATCGTGTGTACTTGGTCAGGGATTGCTGGTCAGGTGCTCGATGACCACCACCTGCGCATGTGCAGCACGAGTTGCAGTGTAGGCCTGCTGGGCACCGTCGTCGAGACCGCTCCCGTGTGCAGCGAGAACATGGTTGATACGATCCCATTCAATCATCCCCCAGCAGTTCGGATGCTCGCCGAAATCCCATGTTCGATTTCTTTTGCGGCTTTCGATTCTTCTTGGCTGCGTACATGACTAGGATGGTCATCGACACATCCTCGGGGAATCGAACATAGAATATCCGAGACTCCCGACCTCGCTTGTCCTTCCGTCGTGGTCGATACTGGTGACGGACATCGCAGCGATCGCATCGAACATCAATCCGCTTAGGAAATCCATCCCTGCCGAGATGCACCTGATGATGCCGACATCGATCTCCACTGTGGATGGCGTTGCATCTCCACACGCCCCTCATGCGTCCACCTCATCACCACAGACGGGGCAACATGCCTTACAGAACGTTCGTCGCTCGTGTGTGCACTCCCACGGCTCTCCACAGACAGAGCAATAATCGCTCAGCATGCTAACCCATCTCATCTCAACATCAACCATGAATCGGGATAGGGCTATTCCTTATGGAACCCTCCTATGAAATTGAACCCGATTTGGTATCAGAGGAGGATTCTCTCCCATCTCGGAGAGATTGATTCTCCTCTCGCTAGAGTGCGCACTGGCACCCTCGCATGCCTTGGCATGCATGGGTGGCTCATAAGTGAGAGTACGAGAGGATACCGCCGGAGGACGGACGCAGGGTCCGTTCCGTCGGCGACAGAGAAGGGAGACGACTCATAGGCTGAGTACGCGTACAGCCGGACATGGCGAAGGATTCGTTTTTCATCCGAGCAAGCATCAACCTAGGTAACTCTGCTACCTTCGTTGAGACAAGCATCGACCTTGGAGCCTACGTCGATGCCATGAACGAAGTTGTGTTGCGCTGCCACAATCTGTCAGTGCAATACTGTGACAGTGGAGGCACTACCATCCACATCAACGACGATGCTACTGCGGCTGCTCAGTTCCAACTCACAACGCAAAGTCAGAGTGGCCCGGTCTTGATGAACGACAAGTCAGTGATCGCATCCGGGTTCCTCCTGGGTAACGGTGATGGGTTCCTTCCGCCAGGAGACAACATCCCCGGGTGGCTGTCATCCGACTTCGATATCTCCCCGCAGCAATGGGATAACGGTTACCTGGTAGGGACGGAAGCGAT